AGTTACTCAAGAAGATTATCTTGCAAGAGTAATGTCTATGCCTGCTCAATATGGTGAAGTTTCTAAAGCATATCTTACAAAAGACGATTCTACATTTAGAAACAATATGACACTTCCAGGACAAAGAGATCCTTTGGCTATTAGCCTTTATGTTCTAGGTTTAAATAGTGATGGTCAATTAGAACCACCTTCACCAGCAATTCTACAGAACATACAAACATATTTGAAAGATTATAGAATGTTAACCGACGCTGTTAATATTAAGCCAGGTTACATTATCAATATAGGCTGTAATTTCGATGTGGTTATTAGACCAAATTACACCAGCCAAGACGTTATCGCAAGATCAATTTTAGCCTTACAAGACTTCTTTAATATAGACAATTGGCAAATTAATCAGCCTATTATTTTAGGTGACGTTTACACAATACTAGATCAAGTAGAAGGTGTACAAACTGTTAAAACAGTACAAATAGTGAACAAATCAGGAATTGCTAATGGCTATTCTAAATACTCCTATGATATATCAGGAGGTACACTAAATGGAGTAATTTACCCTTCACTTGACCCGTCTATATTTGAAGTTAAGTATTTAAACCAAGACATACAAGGTAGAGTAGTAACAATATAAAAGTAGAAAAATGGCCGTTTATAAAATATTTGCTTCCGCTGATGCTTCTTTATATTCTAAAGAGCCTGCTAGAAATACAGGTCTTGATGAAATATTAGAGGTAACAGTTAAAAATAATGAAAGCCCACTAAATTATTTCGTGGACCCAATTCCTACTGAACCTCTACTACAAGATGATTTAAGAAGATCTGTTATATTGTTTAGTGACACAGATTTAGAAAAGATAAAATCATTTACAACTGGTTCATGGCAAGCTAATTTGAGATTGTTTTTAGCTAATGCAGAAAATCTAAGTACAACTTATAGCTTAGAGATAGCAGCCGTATCTTCTTCTTGGAGTATGGGCACAGGTAAATTATCTGATAATCCACAAACTAGAAATGGTGTTTGTTGGTACAATACTGGGTCATTTGTTAGTGCTTCTAGTACTTGGCCTAATGCATCATATTATCAAACTCCTGGAGGAGGTAACTGGTCTGGCTCTTTTACAACACAATCATTTGATTATAAAGCAAGTAAAGATGTAGACGTTAATGTAACATCTATCGTTAATAATTGGTTTAGTGGATCATTGAATGCAGGGTTTATTGTTAAACATCCTCAAGCTATAGAAAATAATCCTAATAGTTATATTGCTCTTAGCTTCTTCTCAGTAGACACACATACTATCTATCCTCCTACAATTGAAATGAAGTGGGATGATAGTTCATTTGTTACTGGAAGCTTAGGTGTAATTAATAACTCAAACACGGTTATAACTCTAGCTAATAATACTGATACCTACAAGTATGGTACAGATAGATATAAGTTTAGAATTAATGCTAGAGACAAATATCCAGTTAGGGTATTTACAACATCTTCTTTATATACAACAAATAAAGCGCTTCCTGCTACTTCTTATTGGGCACTTCAAGATGCCAAGTCAGAAGACATGGTAGTAAACTTTGACAATTCATACACAAAGATTAGTTGTGATGCAACTAGTAGTTATTTTAACATGTATATGAATGGTCTAGAACCAGAAAGATATTATAAGGTACTAATTAAAACCACTTTAGCAGACGGAGAGTCTTTTGAAGTAGATAACAACCTTATTTTTAAAGTAGTTAGATAATGGCAAATGTAGATTTAGTTAAAGAAGTATATGGTATAAACACATATACCAAAGCAGTTGATACAAACTTTGAAGAGTTATTAGCTCCAGAAGTTGTGGACACTGCGCCAGAAATTACGGTAGATGAGTTTTTCCAGTATTATCAAGATCTTTTCTTTGAAATTCCTGTATCTGGGTCAATCAATTCTCATACTTATCTTGTTGAGCAAAGCCAACAATATATTGGAGGATCAGTTATAGATGCAGAAAAACAGGCACTTATTGAAGAAATTAACTCACTTCGTCAACAATTATTAGATTTAAACCAGTCATTTACAGATATTAATAGCTTATTATAATGGAATTAGTTAACATCATATATTCTGGTGAAGGTAAACAGCCTGTTGAATTAACTCCGTTAGATCAGCAATTAGTTACATCTAATATTATCAACTCTAGTTTTGGAGCTGCCGGCGATTATATAGAATTATACATATATGATCAACAAGGGACTCTTATAGATGTTGATTATGATGCATTTGACTACTATCCATTTTTATTAAATAATCCACAGAACAATACATACTCTGCTCTAACTCTAGAACCAGAAAAAGATTTAAGGAATAGAGGATTTAACAGAGGAAATCTAAACATACAATATAACTTTTATAAGAAGTTATTTAACTCTCAGTTTAGTACAAAATATTGGATAAAAGAAATATCACAGACAAGACGTGAAATAAAAATAGCGTCTCAAGTTATTTCTGATGCTGTGATAAGAGACGGTTTTTCCCAATATCAAGCGTACATAACTACAAAGAATTATTACCCTATTTTCTATTTGAACTTTGGTAATAATCAAATCATAACTGCCAATAATGTTGCATTAACAGAAGATGAAGAAGGTGCATATCTTGTAATAAGATTATATGAACCTCTTCCTACTGAATTTGACATAAAAAGTCAGTTGTGGATTGTAGATAGAGTTGCAGAATCTGTTAGCTTTAATGTAGACATTCAAGTAGAAACTGACGCACAGCAGGATATTAACTCTCTTAGAGGTCCTAACTTCAATGTTAATATTAATACAAAGAATGGTCAAACTACACCTTACTACAACTATACTAATTTAATAGCAAGCCCAGTAACGTCTTCTTTTCAAAAGTTATTGAGCTACTATCAAGATAGATCTGTTGAGATTAATGTAGACTATTCTGATTTTACTAACTTTATACATTTTTCTAATGCAGAAGAAAGGGTTAGAAATTTTGTCTACAAGCTACAATTAATAGAAACTAGTAGTGCAGAACTAGCTAGTCAAAGAGCAATTATTGGAGGAGCAGGAAGTGCTACTATTTTAACTTCTAGTATCAATGCTACTCAAACATATATAGATAATATTATTAGGAATTTTGATACATACGAGTACTTCTTGTATTTTAATTCCTCTAGTTGGGCATGGCCAAAAAGTACAACTACACAGCCTTTTGCTTTGTATTCTGTATCTTCATCTCAATCTTCTAACTTTTTAGGAACCACAACAACTGTTCCAACTGCAACTACTCAATCATTATTGTTCAGTGCTTCTTATTATGATACTACTAATAAAGATGCACTCCGTAATTTTGTCCCTCAATATCTACTAGACGATTCAAGTAACCAACCATACATCACTTTTGTTGATATGATTGGTCAACACTTCGATAATATTTGGATCTACTATAAAGATGTTTCTAACAGGTACAACAACACAAATAACCCTGATACCGGTATATCATTGGACCTCGTCTCTGACGCATTACGCGGCTTTGGCATGCAGTTATATACAAACACTAACGTATCAGATAACCTTTATTATACCTTGTTTGGTATCAATGAAGATGGATCATTACTTCCTCCAACAGGGTCAGAGATTATCACTAACTACGTCACTTCTAGTTTAGCCACTCTTCCTGCAGCTACTATACAAGACGAGTTGTATAAAAGGCTTTACCACAACCTACCTTACTTACTAAAAACAAAAGGTACAGAAAGAGGAGTTAAAGCTTTGATTGCTACTTTTGGTATACCAGAAAGTATATTAACTGTTCGTGAGTTTGGAGGAAACCCAATCAGCACAGTAGATGGTGTTTTAGATCTTAGCACATCTGATTACAAAATATCAATTGTCACAGGATCAGGAGGAAATGTAACAGGTAGTCTAGAACTATCATCGTCTCTTCTATCTCCATACACAACACTACAATATTATACTGGAAGTAATAGATTAAACAGCACAAATGTTGAAATAGGATTTTCTCCAGCAGATGTAATTAATGCTAACATTACTTCGTCTCAAGGATATTTTGATATTAATCAGTTGATAGGATCTCCTGGTTATTTATACTCATCTTCTTATGAGCCTCTTGTTAGTGCTAGCAACCTTTACTTTGCAAGCTATACTGAACCTAATAGCATTTGGGAGTACGTAAGACTGTTGAAGTTCTACAACAACTCTTTATTTAAAATAATTAAAGATTTTGTGCCTGCTAGAGCAAATGTATCTACAGGTATTATCATCAAGTCACACTTATACGAAAGAAATAAGTATGCTCGCCATGAGCCTAGCGCTAGTTTTAATGACTATTCACAGTCTATTGACATGGTACGTATTAGTGGCAGTGATGGAGGAGCAATATCTGGTTCTACTTATTGGGATGGTTTTGTAACCACTCCTTTAGGAATGGCATCATATACTAGTTCACAAAATGTAGAACTATATAACGGTGAATTTAGTGGCTCTGAAGTAGTAGTAACAGACGGTCAAGCATTTGACCAAGATGAAATATCCAGTCTACCTGGAACAGGTTCAGGTTTTATCGAAGTTAACTTAGGAGCGTTATATCAAAATGTAACATCTTCTGTAAGGTCTGTTGACTTGTTTGATCTTGACTACAATTCTGATCAATTAATCCCGGTTAACTATGGCATAGTAACTGCATCAATGAATGCAGCTCAAACAAATAACTACGCTACATATACAAACCCTAATAGTCCATACGCTCAAGTACAAGACTATAACTATAATCTAGAAAGATCAATTATACCAAGATATCGTGGATCAAAAACAATCAGTGCAGAATATAATACAGAAAGCCCATTAAACGTATCTTATGGTGATACTGCTGCTATT